GTCGTGCTCTTGAGCGCCTTGGGTCATCGCGGCTTCGGCCTCAGCCATCTGCGCGTTGGTCTGCATCGCCACCTGCTCGGTGCGAATTTCTTCAATCTTGGCTTGCGCAGCAAAACCAGCAGCAGCCAGCGCCAGTTCACGCTCGGTCTGCACTTGGGCCAGCGCCAGCTCGTGCTTTTGGTCAGCTTTGCTCTGGAAATAATCCAGCAGTTTGGGCAAGCCGGAGATCAGCAGGCCACCGAGGGTAGAAATTAAAGACAGCATGTCATTCTCCGAGAGGTAAATTGGATTTTACAAATTCAATGATGGACTTGGAGTCGTCCACGGGCAGCACGTACAGCATGTCGAGCACCCAGTTGGCGATGATTGCCATGCAGCAGACCCGGATGAACCGGTCGATGCCGAGCTTCCAATCTGTGCCAACTTCAAACCATTTGAGGAGCTTCCACACATCGTCAGCACCCGTTTTTGCGGCAGAAAGAGAATAGCTCCCAGCCGCCCCACATCAGACCACAGAAGATGGCGACCGAGATGATGACCGCAATCGCCGTCTCAAGTTCTTCCTGATCCTTCTGCTTTTTGCGTCTGGCTTCCTCTTTGGCTTTGCCTGCGGCCTTGGCGGCTTCCGCCTCCATCACGGTAGCCCGAGCCTTGATCTTCTGCCACACATCCATCTTGTTGGCGTTCCAGAACAGGCGTTTCAGGTCTTCCTCAAACTCTTTCTGGGCGTCAATCGCCATCTCGATCTCAAAGGCTTTGCCCATCGAAGACCCGCCGAATGTCCCGGCCTTGGCAGCTTCAGCAGACGCAATCGCGTTTGCCTTGGCATCGAAATACTTCCCCAGCATGGGGGCCAGAGACTCGATGTTCTGCGCCGTAGCACTGGCCTTCTTGACCAACCGTACTGCGTTGTTTACCGCGTCAAGCGCGGCATCTGGATCAAGGAGAAGGCCGATCATCTAAGCACCCACCACAACATATTTACAAGGTCGAAAGCCACCCACATGCACAGGCATGATACAAGGACCCCAGCGGTAATTGCAATCGCCCAGTCCTTCATGGTTTTTCCTTGCGGTGCCCGTTACAAAATTTCGCTTGAACTTGCTTTACGTGTGACGTCGGCATAGCCGGGATACACCAAGCAGTTTGGGTTAAACCGGCGAATCAACGCCTCGTGTTTTGGCCCTGCGGTGTGACCCTTCCATCGCGCACCGATGGTTGACATCTCGATCCCATCACGCCAGTGCTGGACAGAAAATAGCGCAAACCCGCGATCCTCTGCCCGTCGCACAAAAGAACCGCCGTGAGCTTTTCCATCGGTCTGCACAGCATACGCAAGTTCTTCGGAAGAATGAAAGGTGAGACTTTGCAACTCAATATTGTCGACTCCGGGGTGCTCATGCGCAGGGATTATTGGGCTGGGATGTATTAGGTACATCTCAACTTGAAATCTGCCGCTCCGAAACAAACGAACTGCGGTGGCGTCATCAGACAAAAATACATTGTCCATAAGACTCAGCATAACCGGGCACTTGTTTTGCACATACCACCGGTAAAAATCAACCACAGTACAAAACTCCGGGGCCTCAACGGGCGCCTGAACAAAGTTCATGCGTTTACTAGCGAATGCATCAACGCAGTCAGCTTACTTCCGGTCGGCACCATCGCTGGGTCAATAATGTCCGAAGCCCCTTGCTCCCTTAGTGCGTGAATACAGTAAGCAACGGCGCCGTCCGTAAGCGCCTCAAGCCTGTGAATCTGTTCGGCCTTAATAAAAATCATGTGCGGAGCGGTGAACTCGGTTTCAGCATTGCCCACAACAACTTTTATCTTGCCTTTTGCAAGTAGCGTAATATGGTCAAATGGGTGTGTGTGCCCGTTTTCGGAGTCCCCGGCTGCAACAAAATGCATCATGCGGACAAAAACGTTTGATACGCACCCGATGTTTACGATAGGGTTTGCCATAACTACTCCTTAAAATTCAGTGCTGGGGATTTCCCCCGATGGCGACGTGGGTCCGGGCCTCGTATAAGAGTTAACCTCCCCAAGCGCTGAAAGTGTATGCTCACCTCCAGCTGGCGCCGTGCCAATTGGATCGGTAACGCTGTGTATTCCAGTCGTACCAACTGCTGGTATTACCACTTCCATAACGGACTCTTCCCATAAACGGACCGGCGCAAATGCGGCGATAACAGCGTCCAATGACTCCCCTTCAAACGGAAGTCGGACACCTATGTGCATGGGGGTAAATCCGTCCGCAGCATAAATGACCTCCATGCACTTACTCTGCGGGTCTACGCTAATTATGTTGTATGTGTAAGATGAAATCATGAAATACTCCCAAAACGGCTACCAGTAGCCAACCAAGTAATGTTTCCGTTACCGGAAACGGCGTACCCCGCAGTACCACCGGCGCCTCCACCGGCTGTTGCCCAACTATAGGCGTTGTTTGTGGACGACGATCCGCCGGAAGAACCGGAGCTGCCCCAGCCTCCTCCGCTGCCACCAACCCCGCCAGAAGAGATTCGCGTATCATAGTTGACGTAGCCACCGCCGCCGCCACCACCCGCTGCCGCTGATGTACCCGATCCACCCGGTGAGCCAGCAGACTGCTTTCCAGTCGATGAGCTCGCAGTACCGCCAGAACCGCCGGAGGCGTTAGACGCACCAGACCTACCGCCACCGCCGCCGCCACCACCCGAATCTAAGTTGTGACCACCGTATGTGTTTTGCCACGCACCGCCACCGCCACCACCACCGCCACCACCGCCACCGATGGTGCCGTTATTGGTAATTGTTATTGCATGCGATACGCTCAGGGCGCCGCCGCCAGATGAACCTGTAGCCCCGGAGGTTACGCTGCTGTTGTTGGCTGATCCACCCGCACCACCAGCCCCGCCCATGCCAATGATGTAGCCGTTATTCACGAGCTCAACACCGTTTGGAAACGACCCGTTAACAGTCAAACCCGGCGTGCCCGTGCTGTTGGAGCTGACATATACACCAGAGTCAATTGTGGCAATAACTTTTGAAGTTCCGTTCCACCCCGCAGCAGTAGCAAGCGACGCGAGGTTTGCGTTTGTCTGGTTGCTGGAGATCGTGAATGCAAACTGGTTGGCTTTGCCGTAGAAGTTGCTCATCGAGATTTGACCCGATGCTACACCCGCCAACGTACGGTAAGACGTCTGCCCCAAAGAGGCCTGCGTTGTTCCGGAAACACCCAACTCAACGTTGATGTCGTTGAACGAAATCGGGCCTGATACTGGTAGCGTCATGTGTGCCCCTTATGGCGTGCCGTACGCAGTGATGTCGCTGGCAGCAATTACGTTACCCGACGAGTCAATGGAGAATTTTGCAGTGCCGCTATGGCTAAACACAAGGCTCCCGCCAGACTCCGTAATTGTCCAGTTTGTTGTCGCCAAAGACCCCGCGCTGCCTGACACGTTGCCGGTCACGTTGCCGGTTAATGTGCCAGTAATCGCGCTTCCGGCAGTGCCCGTCACCACGCCTGTGATGTTGCCCGTCACGTTTCCAGTGACGTTACCTGTCAAATTGCCAGTGACGTTGCCCACCACTGTGCCGATGATATGGCTGTTTTGAACGGCGAAGTTGGTGCCGTCAGACCACACCGTCATGACTTTACCTGCAGGGACTGCCACTCCTGTGCCCGCAGCGGTTGTGTTTCCGATCACTGTCGAGTTGTAGATGGTGGCTACGTAGCTGCTGGCGTTGTAGATGGTGTACAACTTGGAAGCTGGCGGGGCATAAACCGCGAAGTTTGCGCCCGTGGAGGTGGTCAGCGCGATAGCCGCGTGAACGGACTGGTTGTCCGCAGCAGTGGAAGAGCCGCCGTTGATGTACGTCAGGGCTTGGTTGGCCGAGGCCACAGCGACAGATACATACCCTGCCACCGCCTGCTCAATCACATAGGCTAAGTTTGTATTGGTCGTCGCCCCCCACGTACCGGCTTGGTCGCCGGTTGTGATGAGTTCAATCCGAAGGTCTGGGGAGTACGTGCTCATGATGCGTCGCCTTTTGCCAATTGTGCCACGAGAGCCTCAAGCTTGGCAATCCGCTCGTCTTGCGCGACAACGCGTTTGGCCAGCTCCACGGCCGACACAAGCGCGGCGTTACCGTAGGCCAAAGAAAGTGTTTTTTCCTCGTCCGCGCCCGCCATGACCACCTCGGGGAGAAGGGCTTGCCAATCCTGCGCAGAAGAGCCCGCTTGACGTTCGCCGCTGTCGATCCGAGTGTACGTACCACTCTTAACGTTAGCAAGGTGCTCGACGAAGTCGGAAGGCATCGCGGCCCAGTCCTTCTTCAGGCGCTCGTCAGAGTAGGCAGTGATGTTGCCGGTAGCTGTAATGGCCCCGCTCCAAGTAAGCGACCCGCTTGAGTTAACCGACGCATACCCCCACTGCGAGCTTGCGGTGCTATCTGTAAATTGTATGTACGCAAGCCCAGATGTTGCGTTACCGCGAACCCGCAAACCGCCCGTTGTGCCAGAGTTTGGCGTTTGAAAATCGGCGGTGGTTCCGGTCAAACCTCCGGTTAGGGTTCCCCCACTCAACGAAAGATTTCCCGATGCCGTGCCAGTCAAGTTGGCGGTAACTGTACCTGCACTGAAGTTGCCCGAACCATCACGAGCTACAACTTTACCGGCGGTGTTTGCGGTATCCGCATCAACAGCCAGAGTGCCAGTTGTGGTGATGGTGCCGCCGGTCAGGTAGGAGCCAGCAACCACCGATGTGACCGAGCCATTGCCTGTGCCCGCACCCAAGTTTGCCCGAGCTGTTGCCGCGTCTGTTGCGCCGGTCCCGCCGTTGGCCACAGCCAAAGTACCACTGATGTGGGTGGTCAGGCCGATCTTGCCCCAAGCTGGAGCAGTACCCACACCACCAGAAATCAGCGCGTTGCCGGTGGCTACGTCCGCGAGCTTGGCCAAAGATGTTGACGTATCCGCATAAAGCAGGTCGCCGACAGCATAAGAAGACTGGCCAGTGCCACCGTAAGCAGCAGCAATAACGCTGCCGTTCCAAGTACCAGCAGCGACAGTACCAACTCCAGTAATACCAGTGTACGAGCCGTTAAGACGCGCAACTGGGAGGGTTCCAGATGTGATGTTTGCTGCATTGGTGGTGTCCGTTGTTGCCGAAGCGGCAAGCCCCGAAACGGCGGCGGAAGTAATGGTGATGGCCGTATCTGTAACCGAAGTCACCTGCCCCTGCGCGTTTGTCGTAAATACAGGAACTGCGGACGTGGAGCCATAAGTGCCTGCTGTGCCGGTGTTTGCAATACTAAACTGCGTCCCGCTAAGGCTAAGCCCTGTACCCGCGGAGTAAATTTGCGCGGACGAAATCTGGGCAAAGGTGATGTTGGTTGTACCGAAAGTAAACGTGCCAGAGGTGTTGCAGGTATATGTCTCACCCGCGCCTGTTGCGCCTTGTTGCACAAATACAGTGGAGCCTTCACTCAAGCCGGCAGCGCTGTTAATGACATAAGTGTCCGCGTCTGACGAGCGTGTTAAAACCCAGTTGGTAGCGCCCGATCCAACTGTCGTTACAACGTAAATACCGTTCTGTGTCTGATTGGTCTGCTGATAGACCAAAACGCGGTCCGCAACACTAACGGTAATGCCGTCAATAACCAGTGCAGTTTGCGTGCCAGCGTTTGTTAAGGTCGCCCCAACACCGGCAGTTCCGTTGTTGTACGTTGCGTTTAAGTTGGTAGGGGATTCAACGCGTACTGGCTGGTGGTAGTGGATACCGGAGGCCACAAGCGTGTCGACGTAAGTCTTGTTGACCAAATCAGTCCCCGACGACGGCGTAGTTGAAATAGTGCCCGCTGTAATGTTGGCAGTGCTGATATTAGCCGTACTAACGCCCAGTGTGCCGATGTCCAAACTTGTTACTGCAGAACCCGCCGCATCCAAATACACGGCCCGTTCGGCGGGGTATGTGACAAACACATCCTTGGTGCCTGCGGAGAAGTTAACCAAACTGCCAGCGTTGCTGGACTCAAACACGGTGTCACGAGACAGGGTAAAAGTGCCTGCAGTATCGGTTACAGTGCCTTTGCCCACTTCCCACTCGTTGCCAGACTGCAGGGCAATCGTGTAGTAGGTCTCATTGCCGTTACCGATTGCAGCAAATGTCTGATAGCCGTCGGCGGCAGAACCAAGTGTTGCCGTACCAGTACCAGTGACACCTGATGCAACCTTGACGCGATCTTTTAGAACAATGGCCATAAAAACCTCTTACGCTTGTGTTTTAACCACAGACCACGAAGTGCCCTGCGAGTCATTGATAATTTTCCACAGATAGTCCGCTGCATTTGCGTCGTCGATTGTGGCCGCATCTGAAATCGCCACCGCAAAGCGTGCCGCAGCATCTAGCGTACCGCCTCCAGCCGCAGCGGCTGAAACAGTTGCGTTGAAATCAGAAGCTTCTACCAGTACGGAATCTGTGCCTGTTGCGCCATCCGATACAAACATCTGGAACGCGCCAATTGAAGACACGGCATCAGTTCCGGTCGCGGAGTCCGAGATATTACCCGCGAACGAAGAAGCGGCGGCTGTGGTCACCGAACCATCCGCTGCGCTCGACATGTTAGCCGTGAACGTGGATGCCGTAACTTGGGCGGCATCCGAACCTGTGGCGTCTTCTGTTAAGACCGCCAAATAGATTGGAGACGCTTGAAGAGCAGTATCAGCCACAACCGCGGCGTCGCTAAAAGCGACGTCGTAGGCTACTGCCCCTGCCCCAGTTGCCCCCAACGGGGCCGCAGCGAGTGGCGCGAACCCAAGCATTGGGGTGTTCCTTTACGCTGCGTCGAGGCTGAAGGTGTACGACACGTTCAGTGTGTCACCGCTAACCACACTGCGGTCGCCGGGGGAGTCGAAATCTGCTTCAGAGAACAGGATGCCCGAAGTACCGCTGGCCACAGTGCAGATAAACGCGCCCGCCACAGTCGCAGTGCCAGTGATGGCAAACGACGATGGGGAGCCAGTGCTGTCAATAACCGAAGGCGCTGCAGTGGTAGGAGTGCCAAAGGTCACTGCCTTACGCGAGCCGGAGTAGCTGCTGAACTCAGTCCAACCAGCATGCGAAGCCAAAGTGTCGGCAGCGGCAAAACTAGTGGCGGAAGCGGGTCCGGTAATCAAACCAAGGTAGAACGCAGCGGTGTAGCTGGAACCCTTGAAATATTTGTTGTTCATGTCCTGCAGACCGGTGTTCACAACAAGGTTGTGCATCTTGCTGGACCACTTCAAGTTGCCGTCTTTGTCGAGGCACTCAACGTGGTAAACACCGCCACCTTTGGCAGACTCGCCAAACCCATTTTTAGCAACCATGCCAGCGGAAACGCTGTCTGCAGATTTTGCTTTTTCGATAGCCATGAGAAACTCCTTTTAGGAAATACGGATCAGCGCACTGGTCGCTGTGTTAGCGGGCATCTGCACCGTGAAAGTGGTCGTGGCGGTTTTATCCGACCCGAAGTCCAACACCGCAATCGCTTTGTTGCTCTTGCTTGCATTGTAAATGAGGGCGCCCCGTGCAGTAAAGGCTGCGGGGTCCCATGATGGGTCGGCAAAGTCCACATACGCTGTGGTGCCAGAAGTCAGAACCGTCACGCCTGTGAGAGTCTCACCACCGGCTGTATAGCCTGTGCCGGAGGTTTCGCCGGATGTCGTATAAACGGTAGTTGCCGCACCCAGATCAGCAGTCGCCAAATACAGCGCCATCTTGATGGTGTCGGTCTCAAGGTCGTGAACCCCAAGCAGGATGTCCTGCTTGAAGCTCGTGGTGAGTGTTTGCTCAAATGCCATATCAAGTCACCGCCTGTCGGTACTGGCCAGAACGATACGCGTCCTGACGTTCCATGCCGTCGCCCAGACGTTTTGCCAAAGCCAATGCCTCGGTGTATTTGCCGTTGTACAACTGCACCATGTCGGTTTCACCCTTCATAAAGGTGATGGCCTCCACCAGTGAACCGTACAACAAGACTGAATCGAAGTTATCGCCCAACCACGTCTCTTGCGCGGTGACAATCGACTCTGGGTAATAGTAATAGTGCAGCTCAACAGAGTACACCGCCGCTGGCGTTGGGCCCAGAATCAGCGACAGCTCGTTCGTGATGATCGGAGAAGCGTCGTTGGTTGTGGATGGGCCAAACAAAGCGTAATACTTTGGAATCCCAGTGCTTGTGGGGGATGGGTACGCCTGACGGATGAAGTTGACGTCTTTGTTGAGCAGATACTCGTACGCGCCCGTGCCGTCGATGACGGCCAATGAATACACTGCCAAAAAGTCGCTCGGAGCGGACAGATACTTGTTGTTCGTCGTGGTGACGCCAGTGACGTTCTTGCGCAACGAAGGGAACTGCACCGTGTTGTAGATGCGCTGCTCCGCCTGCTTGACGAACACCGGGATGTTGTCAATGAAGTCTTGGTCGAAGTTCTGCGTGTAATCGCAGATAGCTGCAGTCAACTGGGTGTAGTTCATGTTCGTATTAGGCCATTGGGCCGCGAGCCATCACGCCTTTTGTAGCCGCGCCAGTGCCACGGATTTTGATGCCCGAGGTCTTGGTTGGCTTGTAGTCGTTGCTGTGGTTTGTGCCCACAGACACGTTCATCTCGCGCATGTACTTCTTGTTGTCTGTATCAGGCAACACGGCGTTAGTCGCGGCTGGTTTGGGTTTTTTGTACGTTGCCATGATGGGCTCCTTAAGATGTTGAGATTGTCACTTGGCCGACTGCTGTAGTCAACACCAAGTAGTTGGGGGTTAGCTCGTCTTCAAAGAACCGGGCTCCGCCAACAGGGTTCCAACCCCACTGAATGTCCCGAGAGCCGCCTGTGTTGTACCCGTCTGGGCCAATACCGGCTGTTACGTATGTGGTGTCCCGACGAGGGTTACGCACTGCCTGTGGGTCATCCACAGGGTACATGCCCAACTGCAACTGCGGCTGGTCAGGGTCCCAGCACGAATCGCACACGAGAATGTTGACCTGCTTGGTCTTGATGATCTCTTTGCGCAGCTCTGTCAGTTTGAACTGAAAGCCACAACGATCGCACATGGCGATCGAGTTCTTGGCGCTGGCAAACCGATTTCCCATTTAGGTACCGCTTCCGATGTACTGACGGCGTGGCACAAAGCGGATAGCCGCCTTTTCGCGGTCTTCCGTGGAGGCAAGGTCCCAAGCCTCGTCATACTGGGCTTTGAGCACAGGCAAACGATCTGTACCACCGGGCACCTTCAGGGCCAAGTAGTAGGCCAAACCCGCCACCATGCAAGGCAAGAAGCGGAACGGCATGTCCATTGTGTTGACACCTTCACCCGCATTCTGGATGCGGCGCAACCGCCAGTACACGAAGGTGTATGGCTGGCTGTTATCTGGCACGGGCCAGACGGTGATACGAGGTGTGTTCAGGCGCTCAATCCAGACCTGAATGGGCCGGGCTTGCTGCAATTTGTTGGGGATCGTGGCGTAAGTAGAAACACTAATACGCGTGATGGTCAGGTCCGCCTGTGTTGAAGCACTGCCTGCACCTGTGCGGATGACGTGCTCCAGCAGGTCAACGGTGTCTTCCGGCAGGTTGTATGTGGCCGTACCTGCCACCAACGGGATCGAGCCCTGCTCGTAGGTGAACATGTTCAGCCCACGGTTGGCCCAGTCGGCAAACATCAAGTTCATCGAGCGGCGAGCAGTGCGCAGGTCGTAGCCTGTACGCATCTCGGAACCCACGCGCTCAAACGCCTCCTCAACGATTTCCGTCAAGTCGAGGTTAAAGTTGGCTACGCCTGAAGTTGCCATTATCTAAACCCTGCTGTTTTCTTTGCAATGTTCTTAGGCTGGGCCACAAACTGCTTACCAGCCGCCTTACCAGCACGCTTTGCACGGGTCGTTGCCGCATACTCTGCGGGGCTCAGCGATTTTATCGCCTTCTCCGGCAAATAACGCTCGCCTGTTTTTGAAGACGGCTTGCCGCTCTTGGTCCGCCACTTCTGGTCGGTCCAATCTTTGAGCGACTTTTGCGGGGCTTTCATGTCAGTCCCTGTAGCCACCGCCAGCGGCTTTGTACTTCTTGGCCACAAGCTGTGCTTTACGGGCCGACCACTGGCCTGCCTTGGTGCCATGCGTTGCAGCAGCTTTCACTTGGCTCACAATCCGCTTGCGCAGACTGGGCTTGGTGTAGTTGCCAGCCGCATTGACGCTTCCGCCTTCAGCGTACTGCGTGAAGTCGGTGTCATCCCGGCGGGCTTTACGCACGCCTTTGGGCATTTTGGAGGGGGCTATTGCCCCCATGCCACGGCTGGCCATCATGTCAGCACACCTTGCCGCGAGTTTTACCGCGCTGGGCAATACCGTCTGCACGCTTGGAGGCAGTCATGCCGCCCTTTTTCATGCCTTCTTTGGTAGATTCTTCAGCGCCGCGCTCATACATGTTGCGAACGCCACGAGACTCCGCGCTCTTGGCCATGTAGTCTGTATCTTTAAACGTGCCTGTAGCTTCAGCCGCGCTGTCGAGCATGTTGCGGACACGGCGCGAATCGCCGCTCTTGGCCATAGTCTGGTCATCGGGCTTGCGTGCCATGGATGTACGTTTTTCGCCCTCAACCAGCGTCGGTGCCATAGGAGAACGGTTGTCGCGTGACTTGTACTCGCCGACCTTGAGCTTTCCGCCCACAGTTTTCTGCTCGCCTCGGCGAGTCAAACCGCGCTGAGCGTTAAGATAATCGCGCAGATTATCAAAGCCGGATTCGTCGAGCTGCTTTTGGGTAACGATTGCGGGTTTGGTCGCCATGATGCGCTCCTTACTTGCAGGCTTTGCCGCCGTAGGCCATCTTGACCATAGTGCCCTTGGTCTTGCCTTTAACAGCGATGCCGTCTTTGCTTGGAGCTGCTGTCTTGACAGCGCCCATCTTGGTCATGCCGCCAGCTTTCAAGCCTTTGTGGGCTTTAGAAGCGGGTTTGGCTGCATGCTTGGCCAATGCTGCGGGCATGCCTTTTTTCATCATATCGGATTTCATATCGCCACCTTTTGAAAATTTGCGGTTTTTGTCCGCGTTAGAAAAATCTTTGCCCACGGACTGTGGGACCCCTACTTTCTTCGCAAATGATGGGCTGTGGGCCACGGCATTCATGAAGTCGTGCTGCTTTTTACTCGTCGACGGCATCGTCTTTCTTCCGTTTAAAAAGCGTGTGAAACTCTTTGCCGGTAGCCATTTCGTAAATACGCATGACACCAACAATAGCGCCAATAAGCCCAAACACAGGAGTAATCACTTCCAAAAAAGAGCCAAGCGCTGTGAACACGGCCACAACGTCCAGCACGTTTTTTATGTTGTCGTGATGTTCGGACATATCAGCAGTTCCAAGCCCGCAGGCTCTTGTTGATACGGGAGTTCGGGTCTTTCTTGGCCTTCTCTCCGGTCAGCTTTTTCTTCATGCCTTCCATCCGGGCGCAGAAAGAGTCGCGGCGTTTGCCGCCCTCTGGCTGGGGAGCCTTCAGGCCGGGCTTGCCGGGGTTGGCCTTGTTGTAAGAGGCCCGCCCCTTCGCGTTCAAGCCGCCCTTCTCGGATTTGCCTTCTTTGCGTTGCCATGCTGGTGTCTTGGCCATTTTTAGCCCCAGTAAATTTGGGCGGTGACGCTTGGGCCAACGCCGAAGAACAAACCGCCTTTGCAGTATATGCCCTCACCGGGCACAACTACAGACAGGCCCACAGTGCTGTACGTATCCAACTCCATGTAAATATCGGGGTAGACATTCACATTACCAGAAGTGGAAACGGAGTTGGCCGTGGTTACGCTGAAGCTGTTTGCGTTGATGTACGTAATGGCGTACACGCCGTCACGACTTGTGCCCGTAGTGAAGTCCACAAACACACGCTGGCCATTGGTCAAACCGTGGTTTGTGATTGTGATGGTGGCCGTGGTGCTGGTCTGGCTGTATGTGCCAGACTCAACAGTTGATGGATCACACGCAGCCACGTTGCGCAAAGAAGACGTGCCAGACGTAACCGCGCAGCCTTTAAGGCGGCAAGGAAAAGGCGTGGCTAACACGCCGGAACCCGCTATATACGTCGCTTGTACATCCGTTTGCATTGTCATGACGTTCCCCTTATCCGTAGAAAATGGTAGTTGTCACTGAGGCTGACGGAAGAAACACGTAAATGCCTGTTGAAGCCAACACGCCTTCTCCGGGGATCAAAACATAAAACGATGTTCCAGTCGAGCAATCCAGTTCGGTGAGCAGCTTGGTGTAAACCGTCACGTTACCGCTTGTTGTCAAAGTGCCCGTGGTCACAGTAAATGTTGTTGACGTGGGGACGGTTTGAACAAGATAAGTGTCTGCCACCAAAGTGCCAGTGCCAGTCACCAAAACAACACGGCTGACACCTGCGGTCAAACCTGCTGTAGAGGGAACTGTGACTGTGCAAACAGTCGTGCCGGGGATGTTGTACGTGCCAGCAATCGGTGCGTTGTCAACGATAGACGTGTTGTACGTCACCGATGTAGACGGAGACACCACAACGCCTTTAAGGCGGGTGCGGTAAGGCACCGCAACGCCAGACACGGTGTTGTGATACGACTTAACGTCATACTGCATCGTCATAATCAATCTCCTGTGAAGCAGGGGCCGAAGCCCCTGAGATCAATTAAGCGTCAGCGAAAGGAGTGACAACAGAACCGGAGGCCAGAGCCACGCCAGTCACCATGTACTTGTTTGCGGCCAACACAGTCACAGTCACTGTCGAACCAGCGATACCGCCAGTGGTGGTGCCGTTGAAGTTGATGACGTCGTTAGAAGCGCCGGGAGCGAAAGCAGTCACTGCGCCGGAGCTGTCAGTGTCAACCATCACCATCGAGCCAATGAACTTGTCGGTGCCGTTGGTCTTCAAAGCCCAAGCGGAAGCAGTAGTCTCCACCACGAAGGTGTAGCTGGTGCCCACGTTGTTCACGGTGTTGGGGTCTTGGCCGGGGCCAGAAGTCACAGGGTTAGCTGTGGTGTTGATGGCGGGCAAGGTGATGACCAAAGTGGCATCGTTCGTGCGGATGGTCTTGCCAGCGTATGTGGCGACATCCAGAGTCACGGTGTTGGTGCCGTTTGCCAAGTTGACAACAGTGGCGGGGCCTTGAGTGATGAAGCCAGCCAACGAGCGAACTGGGCCTTGGAAGGTAGTTTGAGCCATGATTTATTCCTCATGCGGTTAAGGCGTATCTGTCTGCATGACGTCGGCCCGGAGCCGTCAGATACACCGGAAAGTCCGGGATTGATTGCAATATACACGAAAAGAAAAAGGGGCACAAGGCCCCTTTTTCAAAGTAACCCGCCGGGGTGCGCAGTTGCCTGCGTGGCGGGTATTGTCATCAGGAACCCGAAGAGCCCCAGATACCCAATGGATCAGACCAGCCGAACGAATAACGCTCGCGGGCTTTGTAACGGACGTTACCTGTGTCGAAATCACCGTCCATCGAAGTCTGCAAAGCAGAACGCTCGAAGTGCTTCAAACCGTTTGGCACGTCAGTTGTCAAGAACCAAGCGTTTGTGTCGGTCAAGAAGTTGTTGACAGTGTAGCCACCAGAGACGGTACCCAACTGCTTCAACGCGTTGATGTCGTTGTCAGCAGTACCAACACGCAGTTCGGTGTCCAGCAAGCGCTTGGCAACGAACATCAGTGATGGAGGGATAATCAACTTGACTGGTTTGGCAGCAATCAACAGATTGCGTTCGTCAACCCAAGCAGCGATCTGGATGGTAGCGTTTTCCAACGAAGTCTCGTTCAAGTCAACACCAGTGGTTGGGCTGTTGTAGTTCACACCACCGCCAACCAAAGGATGCCCAACGCGAGTACCGCTGGAGTTGTTACCGAACAAAGACACGCCGTCGCCGCCGAGAGCGGTGCCAGCAAAGCCAGTGTTCAACACGCCAGCAGCTTTAACCTGCTTGGTGTAAGCCATACCGCGAGCCAAAGCCTTGGTGTAGCGGGCAGACAGACTGTCGTACAGGTTGTCTTCCACAGCTTCTTCGGTGATCGAGAAGCCCAAAGCGATGGTTTCGTGGGTGTAGCGAGCAGTGAAGGCTTCCTGCGCGTTGTCATAAGCGATGGCAGAGCCTTCGTTCTTGACAGGAGCAGCGCCAAAACCGGCCAGCTTGGTTTCTTCTTCAAAGCTACGCTCAGATTTCTCTGTTTCGTAGATTTCTTTGTGTTGCTCGCCGTAACGTGCGTACTCCAAACCGAACAAAGCGTTCAAGCCGGGGAGCAGTTCTTTAAGCAGTTGTGCGCGTGAAATAGCCATGGTAATTTACTCCTTACAGACCAACGGCGTTGGTGTAGCTATGGTAGCCGGGGTTGATCTTCACCAACAGGTCAGTGTAGGCGTCGCCCACTGTCGAGTTGACGTTGTTTGGGAAACCGACCACGCGGAACGCAGCAGTTGTGGTGACGGCAGAAGCGCCTGCAACCACAGAAGCGGTGGAGTTACCAGTAGTTGTGCTACCAGTTGCCACAGCGCCAGTGGAGAAGAACACGTTTGCGCCCAGAACGGCTTGTGTGCAGGTACCAGCGGACTGGACTTGGAACACGACATCTGGATCGTCGATCACTTGAGCAGTAATCACACCAGTCACGCCGGTGGGGTAGTACTGCGACCAGATTTGCTGGCCTTGAGCGTTCACGTACGAGCAGCCAGTGAAAACACCCACGATACCGGTGTTGGCAGTACCAACAGGGAAACCGTTTGTGGTTGCATCAGCGCCAGTAGCGGTTGCAACGGCCAGATAGCCATCAGCGTTCACGTACACGGGCGAACCGTTGTAAATGTTCGATGCTGTACCAGCTGGGTCGATCAAGAAAGTGCGGGTGCTACCAGCGTATGGCAGGCCGCCGATCTCGTTTACGGCACGCAGACCGTAGGGAGAGGCAGTAGAAGACATTTAAAACTCCTTGTTACTTTGAACCAGAACCAAAACCACCGCCACGACTTGTCGATGACTTGCGGTCAGCGAAAAGAGGCATGCGTGGGTCATTGTTTCGCATGAAACTGTTATCCACAGATTCCATCTGGGCCTGCGCTTGTTTAGCGTAATACTCATCACGGGCTTGCGCACGTTCACGGGGCATCTTGCAGAGCATGAGACCGCCGAGTTCGACGTTGCCAGTTTTCGCATTACCCTCCAGCATCAGTTCCGGATGGTCGACTGCTTTGACCGGTTCCCAACCTTCGCGCATCTTGGTAGATACGTTCGTGTTTTGGGCTTCGCCAAGTACGTGAGTCGCAATCCAGCGATACACCATACCGGGTTCAGGGGTAGGATCAGGCAGTGCACTCGCAGGTGTGTACACGTAGCGAGTCGTTTTTTCGCGTGACTCAAGGGCACGAGGGTTCCGGTTAGTTGTTTCAGCCATTTGATTTCTCCAATTTTGCTACTTCAGCAGCGTATTGCTGCGGGGTTAATCCATATTTCTTCGCCAACGCAACCTGCGTGGGAGTCAACTGGACTTTGCGTGCACCAGTCGAACGAGTCGCCGGAGCTACAACCGAAGTAGGTCGCTTGGAGCTATCGCCGGATTTTGGCTTGTCTTCAGTCCCACCGAAAACTTCGGGGAACGTGGACTTTATGCGAGCATCAATGCGCTCGAAGTATTCGTCAGAGCGGGGATCAACCCCGGAGTTGACTAGCTTTTGGTGCAGCCCTAGTGCAAAGCTGGTGACTTCCTCGTACCCCGTCGAACCGAAC